GCTCTTGCTGAGTCTCCATCGTCGCTGCCCTCCGATGATTCGGTTGTGCCATCGACGGTAGCGGATGCCTGTGGGATGGTGGAGAATGCTTTGGCGAACGCCTGCCGGACCAGTTGCGGGTCCTCTGCCAGGTGCCGCACGATCTCGATGTGGAACCAGTCGCCGCCCGGGGCGCCGTGGATGGTTGGCGTGTTGTATTTGCGCCAGGCTTCATGGGCGTGCGGCTTGGCGATGCCGCTGCCGACCCGGTCGCAACGCCAGCCTCGACCCATGTATGCCGACGCCTGGCTGTCGGGCCAGTAGTCAAGCACGCACTGGATGCCGAGCAGGTCCCAGTTGTCGAGCGCGGCCTGCAGGAACTTGACGGCTTTGGTGCGACCATCTGACACGCCGAGCTTGCGCGGCTCAATGCGTCGCCACGACAGGTCCATCGCCACGCCGCGCGCATGATTGCTGACGACGCCGGGGTTGCCGCGCACGTCGCGCATGACCCAGGTGCCGTTATTCCACAGTGCGCCACCCGAGTGCACACCCGCCAGGCGCGCCCATTCGTCGCAGCCGGGCAGCGCGTGGCGTATGACTGGGTACGTCGGTACGACGTACGGCTTAGGACGGCTTACTGTCATCTTTGGAGACGAACAGGCACGCAGTCGAGCGGTTGCCGATTCGGGTGCTGAGCATCGCCAACGCGCCCGACACGACCGGAATGCTTAGCGAGATGAGTTGCATGTCGAAGTCGTACTTGTAGGCGACGTAGGTGACGAGACCGATGAACGCACCTTTGAGCGTCTGGTCGGCTGTCTGTAGTTGCGCGTTCTTGTCCATGTCACGCGCCTAGCAGTGCGGCGATTTCGTCGTCGGTCAATCCGAGCGCCGCAAGTTTCGCCCGGGCCGATGCGAGCGCGGCGGCTTTTGCGTCGGCTGCTGCGGCCTGCGCGGCGGCGTCGGCGGCGTCCTGCTGATGTTGCGCGTATTCGGCGTCAGTCATCTCGCGCACCGTGTCGCCGTCTTGCGTCATGGGTCGTTTCATGTGGTGTCCTAACTGTCCGCTAATCCGTACACCCGATAGGCGCCGCTGCTGAATGGTGCGATGAACGACAACGCGTCAAACGACGTCGTTGCGGTGAATACGCCGCCTGACTGTACGGCTGCTGTTGCGTTAAACGAACTGTCGGATGAGAACCCGAACGAACCGTAGCGCGTCACCACGGCTGCTTGCGGCCCGTACACGACGATTTGCAACGCTGTTGAACGGTTGGTTGCGGCGGCACCGTAGCCGATACGCCATGACGTGTCGGCGGCGGTGCCTTGTCCCGCCACCGTGCCGGCGGTGTTGGTGTTGCTAGTTCCCCAGTTGTAGGTGGCGTTGGTGTTGTCGGCGCCGGCAGCGCGCAACCTAATCGTCAAGTTGGCGTTCGTGCTGAACTCGGCGTCCAACGTAATCAAGTAGTTGCGGTATGTGCTTGTAAACGTGTTCGCGGCAATCGACACGGACGATACTGCGCCTATGGTCCCTGACGTCAAGAACGTCAACGCACCCGCCGACGCTGGCGCCAACGTTGCCCACGTCGAGCCGTCGTAATACTGCACCACATCGCTCGCCTCGATGTACGCCAACTGGCCCTCGGCCAGCACCTTTTCGCCTGTGCCACCGAACGCGGCATCGCGCGTCGTCGTGGTGGCGAACACCGGCACGCCTGTGTTGATTTCGGTTTGCTGCTGCGCGGTGAGCACCTGGCCCGCGGTGAACGCTGGGACGGAGGTTTGTGCGTTGGCACCCATGCGGCAATCCTAACCCAGCACGTTGTTGGAATCGATGATTCCGTAGGTGGCGTCGTCCAGGATGAGTTCGTAGACGATGGTGGTCGGGCTGGTGTAGTAGGTGACGGTGTGCCCTTGCTGGGCGTCAATCACGGCGCGGATGCCCTCCACCGACAGCTCGGCGGCGACCTCGCTGCCCAGACCGGGGATTTGTTTGTGGATGCTGATGGTGTCGCCGATGTCGATGGTGGCGCACAGGTTGCGTTGCGTGTTCGTCAGGTTGGCGAAGTAGGCGGTGACCGACGTGTAGCGCGGCTCGGGATTCGGCTCGAGCAGGTAGGTCGCCAGAGCGTCAATCTCGCCCTGGGTGTCAAGCAGGCTGTTGGTGATGGCGATGTTCTGCGTGAAGTAGGTGGCGATGCTGGCGGTGTCCTCGTCAATGGAGATGCTGCCGTTCAGCGCTTGGACGTAGGCGCGGTTGATGACGTTGTCTGCGTCGAACTCAATCTGTACGTCGATGTAGTCGGCGCCTGTGCCGTCGTCGGTGAAGTTGACGACCGGGCCGCTCAGCGTGTTGCCGATGCGTTCCTGGAACGTGATGGTTCCGTCTCGTGCGGTGAACAGGCGACCCTGCTCGGCGTCGTTGATTTGTTGCAGGTAGGTGAGCGTGTTGGTGCCTGCCGGGACGTCGTACGCAGACGAATGTCCGAGGTTGACGGTGCCGGTGGCGATGTTGGTCGTGCCGGTGTAATCGACCTCGGGCAGCGCGAGCACGGTCGTGATACGTTGCCCCGACGTCTGGGCGGTCGGGTTGAGCGCGTCCATTTGCGTCTGCGCGAGCTTGTAGAACTCGTCCGCGCATTGCACGTTGACGATGTTGGGTCCCGCCATCTGGAACTGGTAGTAGTACGAGGTGACGACGCCGACGAACAGGTATTCGCCTTGACGTGAGAACCTGATTGGGCGCAACGGTGCCAAGCCGGGGACGTCGTTGGCGGTGTCGTAGAACACGGACGTCGTGTCGTACGGTCCGAGGATGCCGGTCTCGTCAAGCATCGTGAACTGCAAGGTGCCTGCACCGAACTGGTAGTCGGTTTTTTCGCGGCCTCGGCTGTAGGTCACGTTCGTGGTGTAGGGCGTGATGTCGCCGTAGGCGGTCGTGCCGTCCAGGACGTATTGCGTGTTGTCGAGCACGCCCTTGACGGCGTCGTCAAGCTCAAAGGCGTCCGCTTGGAATCCGAGTCCCATCTCGAGCAGGTAGTCGCCTGCTTGGATTACTGGCGACGCCACGTCAGCCTGCTACTTGCAGTTGCAGCGGTCCGCTTCGCCTGTTGTATTCCTTGAGCGTGTCGACGATTTTGTCGGCGAGCGTCGCCTCGGCGATGGCTGCGTTGACGTTGACTTGGATGGTGACCGGGCCGCCCGGGGGTGCGCCGATGCCGCCGCCGCCGCCTCCGCCTGGTTCGCCGGGGATGATGGGGATGATGCCGCGCCCGAGGCCGCCTTTGCCGCCTCCTGGTGTGCCGCCTGTGCCGCCGCCTGCACTGCCGCCTGGTGCGGGCACGACTGGAATGACTGGCATCATGTCGGTCGGCAGTCCACCGATTGGGTTTGTGCGTTCCAAGAAGTCGGGCGGTGCGACGATTGGCGTGGCTGGTGCGGGCGTCGTTGAGCCGCCGCCGCCTCCGCCGCTCAGCGGAATGCGCGGTATGCGTGCCTCGGGGATTAGCGGGATGTTGACGCCCGGCAACAGGTTGATGCCTTTGATGATGAGGTTGAATGCGTAGTTGACGCTGTTGGCCACCATCTCGAAGATGCCGATGATTGCGTTGCCCATCGCTGCGAATGCGTTTTTCACGCCGCCGACCTTGTGTACGAGCGCGACGAACGACGCGATGAGCGCGGCGACGGTGACGACGACGATGCCGATGGGGTTGGCTGCCATCGCGAAGTTGAGTGCGATTTGTGCGGCGGTCAGCACTTTCATGGCGGTGTTCAGCGCGAGTATGGCTGCGGACAAGCCGCCAACGACGCCGATGAACACGACGACCGCTTTGCTGTTGTCTTGGATGAACGCAGCCAACTGTTGCAACTTGGGCAGCAATGCCTCGAGGATTGGCAAGAACGCTGCGCCGATTGACTCTTTGGTTTCGCCGATTGTGAGTTGCAGTTTTGTCATTTGCCCGGCTGCGGTGTTCGCGGCTGTGGCTGCGGTGCCGCCCATTGAGGCCGACAACTCGACCATGATTTGGTCCAGCGATTCGCCTGCCTTGATGTTGTCGCGCACGCTCGGGACGAGGTTGCCGAGTGCTTTCATGTTGCCGACCGCCGCTTTGCTCATCGCGTCGGTGACGGTCGCCAGGTCTGTGCCGGTCGCAGCCGACACGTCGAGCGCCGTGTTGAGCAGCATCTGCGACTGCTCGAGGCTGCCTGTGGTTTGCACGAGCTGCGCTAGGGCGGGTCGCAGCACGTCGTCGGCGACAGCTGCCGACATCATGGTCTGCTCGATGTACGCCTCGGCTGCTGCCGTCGCCGCGCGGCCTTGCAGCGCGTTCTTTTCCAACGCGAGCGCCAACAGCTCCTGGCTCTTGGCGTCCTCAATGGCGGCTTTGGTCATGTCGGTCACCGCGACGGCGACACCCGCCAATGCTGCGGCTGCCGGGATTGCGGCTTTCTTGAGCGCGAACTGCGCTTTCTCACCTGCGCCCTCGAGCTGCTGGAACTCTTTGACTGCGCGCGAGATGCCTTTGCCGTCGAACTCTGAGACGATTGGGATGACTACAGCCATGTCAGACCTCTTTGCTCGTCTGTCGCATCACGTCGTCAATGAGTCCCTGGATGCCTTTGACGACGTCCTCGCGGTGCATGTCGTAGGCGGGCCACAGCACGCGCGACGCTTTGCCGTGGCGTGCCTCGAGTCCGCGAATCATGTTCGCGCCTGCGCGCGTGGCGCCGCGCGACGTGCGCCCGGCGAGGTCGTAGATGGTGTTGATGGCGCCCGCGAACGCGATGCTGAACACCGCCAGGTTGGACATCATGCCGTTGTATTCTCGCGGCTTCTTGCCCGACACTTTCGCCTTGATGTAGCGCTCGCCTGTGGCACCGACCCACGGCAGCACTTGGCGACCGCTGCGCGTTTTCCAGTTGCGTTCCCAGCCGCTTATCGGGCCGTCACCCGGCACGCGGCGCCTGGCTTCCTTGATTACCGGGTCGACGATTTGCTTGTNNTGTAATCTTTGGTCAGTTGGCGTCGCGCTTTCTTGTCGATGTCGTTGAGCGCCTTGATTGCCTCCTTGAGGCCGACCACCTTGATTTCGCTGTAGACGCTTGTCATCGTTGCTCGTTCCTCTTACGTGACAAGAGTAGTACCGTGGCGAGGTCACTCGAGTCGAACAGCACGTCGGGAGGCCACCATCCGGTGGCGAGCAGCAGCTCTGCTAGCTGACGTCTGACGGTGCCGAGTCCGTAGGGTTTGCCGGGTCGACCTCTTGCGACTCGAACTGTTGCACCGATTCCATCCACGTCTTGTAGTCGCGCGACTCGCGCTGCGACTTGACGAGCCTGTGCCAGCACAGGAATCCCATGTCGTTGACGCCCATGCCGGATTGGAGGTCCTGGACGCGGCGACCCATCTCGCGTTCCCACGCGGCGAAGTCCGACAACTGAATCTCTACGGTGTCGCGCTGCTCTTTGCCTGCCGGTGTCAGGTAGGTGACCACGAACGTCAGTTTCATCTCTGCCCCTTGTAATCGGTCGGTGCTACGGAGTGGTGTCAATCACCAGGGTGCCGCCCTGGAACGTGACCTCGACCTGCTGTAGTTCGCCGAGTTGTCCGTTGACGTAGTCCATGCCGGTGAGCAGGCCGTTGGTGAGCTGGAACTCGGGGTTGGTGCCGCTGATTGCCGAGCTGGTCGGCTTGATTGCGACGTAGGTGGCGGCTGCGCCGACGAGCGGCTGCAACAGTGCGTACGTCGAGCTTGAGGCGTAGTCCATCAGCAGCGTGAGCGTGACGGTCGCGGTGGAAAGGCCCTTGACGAACGTGCGGTTCGTTTGACCGAATGCGGTGGACTCGAGCGCGTCGTAGCTGTCGTTGATGACGGCGCTGACGACCTGCGTGGTGATGGCGGTCGCCGAGCCGCTGCTGGCGCCTACCGAGACTGTCGGGTTGCTGAGGACTGTGGTTGCCATGTGCTACTCCTTGTTGCGTCTGCGTCCGAGTTTAGACGGCTTCTTGTCGGGTTTGGTGGCAGGCTTCTCGTCCTCCACGCGCTCGCACTGCCCGGTTGCGACCAGGTATTCGACGCCGATGATGTCGTCCAACTCGATGATGTCGCCGCGCCTGGCGCCGTTGACCTTGTCCGAGATGACTCGCAGCTTGACCCATTGACGTTCGCTCATGCTGTCACCTTAGTGGACAGGGTGAGCTCGTACCCGGCGAAGTCTTGGCTGCCGATTTGCACGACGGTCGGTCGCCCGGATTGCAGGCCGAGGTTGGCTGCACGTATCTTGTCGGCGAGCTCGAGCAGCTTGTCGAGCGCTTTGCGGTCGCCCGGGCCGATTGCCATGATTTTGATGGTGAACTGCATCTCAGGGATGGTGTTCGTGTGCATGAGGAACGAGGGCGCGTCCACGAGCACGCACGGCGGATTGATGTTGCGCGGGTCGCTGCTGGACACCACAGGCAGGTTCGTGATGGCGCCGAGCAGCGTCACCATGTCCTGGTAGCCGTTCTCAAGCAGTGTCGGCATCAGGCGACCTGCGGTCGGTTGATTCCGAGCAGGCGCAGCACCTCGATGAACGAGCCGCCAATCGGCCCGGAGGTGGCGAGCGGGTCGTAGGCGGCGTACGACTCGGAGGCGCTGCCGCGCATCCTGTAAAGGTACCCGGCGTACATCACGGTGCCAAGCTTGACGTCGGTGGACGGCACGGTCGTCAGGCTGTCGACGTAGCCCGCTTCTTGGCGTCGTCGCCAGGCGAACTGGTTGCCGGCGCCGACCGCCATGACGAGCAGGTCGTAGTCGCTCGAGGGATTGGTGACGGTGAATCCGAGCCAGTCCTCGACGTCAGCGACGCTGACCCAGCTGCACGTCGGCGTGAACGTGAGCGTGGCGGACGCGGGTTGACGGTCTGCGTCGGCTGTCGTGATTGCTACAGCGATTTGGTTGATGATGGGGACGTTGTAGTCGTACAGGTAGTCGCCCTCGTCGTCCACGCCCAGGAACAGGTGCTGCGGCACCGCCGTGACGACGAACGTCGAGTTCAGCGCTGTGAACGGTGCAGCGAATCCGCTGAACGTGACGCTGTTGCCGACCTCCACCGGGGTGGACGTCAACGTCTTGACGACCGCGACGTTGTCGTTGACCTGCGCCTGAAGAGTTGTGTAGGTCGCCATGCGACCCTCCTAACTCAGGTCCAGTTGACGTACTGGATTTTGGTCGTGTCGATGGCGAGCGTGGCGAAGTAGCCGCGGAACGACACCTGGCGACCCAGCACCTCGGGCTTGTTGATTGCCACGAGGCCGCGCTGGTTCTCGTAAATCTCGAATCCTGCGTAGCGGCCTGCGGCGCACGCGACGATGATGCGGTCCGCACCTGCGCCGGTGGCGAAGTTCTTGTCCACCACGAGCTGCAAGCCGAGCGGGTTGCCGTTCCAGTTCGTCGCATCCTGTTGGCCTGCCGCGTTGTAGGGCGCCACGGTCGGGAACAGCGGACGGTCGCTGCCGTCCACGAGTCCGCCAATCTTGGCCCACGATGCCGGGCTGACGAACATGTGCGTCGGCAGCACGTTCGAGGTCTTGGAGATTTCTTTGGCGAGCGTGTAGATGTCCGCCAACAGCGAGGATGCGTTGCCGTTCCACGTGCCGACGTTCGTCGCGCTCGAGTAGAGCTGGTCGGCTGCGTAGTTGTCGGTCGCGTCTGCGTACTGACCTGCGAGGTCTTGCAGCACGATGTCCACCGACGCCGGGTCGGTCCAGTCGATGTCCTGCTCGGACAACAGCACGGTGCCGCCGAACGTCAAGCGGGTGACGATGTTGCTCGACACGACCATCGTGGTGCTCGACAGCGTCGACAGTTCAGTCGACTGCTGCGCCACCGACGTGTGCGTGGTGATTTCGGGACGGTTGAACGTCTTGCCTGCGCCGAGCGGCATTGCGCGCGCGCCGATTGCGGAGACGACCGGGCGGATGTAGTTGATGTTGTCGTACACCGGGCCGAGCACAGGGACCGGCAACAGACCGGGCGTGTCGGTGGTGATGATGTCACCAGCTGCGGCTTCGAGCGGGTTGTGCACCGCGTTGTAGTCCATCACCATGCGGTTGACGGCTGCGTACTTTTCGCCGCCTTGCACATACGCGCTGACCCACTCGCTCATCGAGGGGAGACGCGACGGCGTCTTGCGAGCCTCGGCCCAGATTGGGGCTTTCGGCGATTCGGCTGGCTTTTCTGCGGGGGTGATGTTGTCGGACATGGTGTTCTCCTTGTCGGTTGTGACTACCTTAGCGGCTGCGATGCTGTCGATGGTGGCATCCGAGAACGCGGGTTCCGGGACGATTGACAGCTCGCGCCAGGCGGCTTTGGTGATAACGAGCACGCCGTCGTCGTTGTATTCCGCGTCAATCGGGTCCACGCCGACCGACACGCTGTCAAGCGCGCCGTCCTTGATGAGCTCGATGACGTCGTCCCCGGCTTTGGTCGCCGAGATGCGGGCGGTGTAGCGCATTTCGTTCTCGTCGTCCATGCGCGCGGTGACGACTCCGATGATGCGCCCGGCGTCGTGGTTCTCAAGCAGCCTGGGTGCTTTGCCGTCCGTGGGCAGCGAGCCGCGCACGAACATGACGCGCTCGCCGCCGCTGACGGTGGCGGGCACGTCGTAGGGAACTGCGACGCCCTCGATGGTGCGTGCGGCTGCGGCTTTGGTTTCATCGTCTTGATGGTCGCCCATCGCGGCGAGCTTGACGTTTGTGCTGGTCAGTCGAATCATGCCACCAGCGTAGGCGTGCGCGGTGGTGGCTGTGGTGTCATTGACGCGCTCAACGATTGCGTTGGCCCACGTCTGCCCGGCGTCGCCTCCCCACAACGCCCACGCGATGCGCCCAGCGGACGGAAATCCAGGTTCGCCAGGGCTGAAGCCCTCGCCCTGTTTGTCGGCCTCGTGGCGCGCGAAGTAGGACACCATGCGGTTGATGGTCTCGATGGGCAGCATGTCGCGGTTGCTGATGTTGCGTGCGCGCGCAACACCGATTTCGGTGCCGCCACGGTTGTATTCGCGTCGCCACTCAAGTCCGCGTGTGGCCTCGTCAGCCATCTCGCGCGTCGGTCTGAACGACGGCATCGTCAGTCGGCAATCGGTGTGCCGGGTGTGACTGACGTGCCGGTACCCGCAGGCGCGGGCAGTGCGTCTGCGGGCCCTGACACGTCGTTCTCCTGGAGGTAGGAGTCGACGTCTAGCTCAATGTAGCGACCGCGAGGTGTGACGCTGTTGAGTGAAAGGGTCTGCTCGATGCAGTCAATGTACGGCTTGGCGCCAAACAGGTACAGGTCTTGTCGTGCTTGCTGCGCATTCTGGTACGTCATGCCGCTGCCGGTCGGTGCGCCGACGAGGTACGGCGGAATGTTGGCGATGCGCGACAGCTCGAGCGCCTGGTAGGTGCGT